GACAAAATGTGCATCGGGTAAGACTACGCAACACGTTTGAGCACCCTCACCCCAGGTGACAGCCCCTGGTTGTGGTACCCCGGAATATCCTCACCGATCATAGTTGCGTCACGTATGTCGATGGTGACTGGCCTGAAAAACGTTTCCATCGACACGCCACACAGACGCGCCAACACGTACAGTTCGTCAGCACCCCAACGAACCCGCCCGGCCAGACGATGCGAAACATTTGACTGGGAATAGCCGATCGCATCGCCCAACTCGACCTGTGTAACTCCGCGTGCCTTCATGATCTGAAGCACTGTCCGATTGTTCACCGTTTCACGTGACGCATTCATAACCAAAGACACTAGTAGTTCTCGAACCATCCACACGCCAATACAGATTATTTGCTAGAACGTGTGCATGGACCAAACGACCCAGGCGCTCATTCAACTAAATGATGCCGCTGACCTATTGCAGCAGGCGCAGAAAACCCTTACAGAACAAGGCTTTCTGTCGGACATGCAACGTGCTCACCTGTTAAAGGCAGCGTCATCGTTGGTGACGGTGGTTGCGCAGATAGCACCACGACTACTCAATGTCAACACCCATCCTGCGGCTGGTGAATACGTATGAGTGTTTACAACCGGAAGGGCTACCGGACGACCGGTCAGGCCGCCACGATCCTCGGGGTACATCCCGCGACTGTCAACAACTGGTGCAACTCGGACATCATCGAATATGTCGTGACGCCTGCCGGGTGGCGGCTGATCCCGGACAAAGAGATCGAGCGGATGCGCAAAGTGTTAGCGCAGCGGACGAAGGGTCGTCGCACCGCATAAGACCGTGCGCCCGACCCACCTTTCCCCGGTTGGGCGCACACCTGGGCAACACACAAATAAGCAGAAACCGACCGCCACATCCCGCAAAGAACAGACGGCCGGTTTCCTTTTAGAAAGGAACACCGTTAGATGTCCCATCCCACGTTAACAGACAGGCTGCTAGTTCTCGCGGCCCTACTCCTAGCCGCCTCACTCCCGATTATTGGCGTCTTGCACTACCGGCACACCGGCACCGCCCCGTTGACCACGAACGTCTACTGCGGCGAGGTGTGCTGATGGGACGCGTAATCCAACGAGTCCCATTGGACTTCAACTGGCCGGTAGGCGAAACCTGGCTGGGCTACAGCGTGCAGGTCCAGTATCCAAAGTGCCCTGACTGCACTGATCGTGGCACACCATCCGGCTACAGCGAACTGTACAGAACGATCTATATCGAGCTTGACAAGGGCACCGTTAAATGGCCAGACGGTGTGCCGCATTGGGACATGTTCAAAGCGGTTCGCCACGTTGGAGAGTCACGTGGGTTGTCGGTTGAAAACGACCTTCACTGCTCGCGTTGCAAAGGGTACGGCGATCTAGCAACCGACGAGCTACGCGCGTGGGAAGAAGCAATGCCAGAAACGCCGATTCCTAAGGGTGATGGCTGGCAGCTTTGGGAGACCGTCGGTGACTCACCGATGTCACCAGTGTTCGCTACTGACACTGAGCTTGTTGACTGGATGATGGTCAACGACTGGGCGTCTTTTGGTCGTCGATTCAACCGCGAGGACACAGAACACTTTGTGCGCGCAGGGTACGCCCCAAGTTTTGTCGTCATGGTGAAAGCTGGCGAAACCCAAATTGTCGACGGTGTGACTGCGACGGTGCAGCAATGACCGCGCCCGCATTGGCGAAACAGGTAGGCGACGAACGTTTCTACAACGTTGACGGTGTTGACCTGCCGTCGGTGTCAACAGTCAAATCGGTTGTTGCTGCGAAGGCCATTGAGACTTGGAAGCAGAAGCGGATTGCTGCTGCGTTGGCTGCTGACCCTGAGCTTCTTGCTATGGCTGCTGATGAGCGGACGTTGTATCAGGCGACGAGGTTGGCCCTGGAGTCCGGTAATGAGGCCGCAGATTTTGGGACGGCCGTTCACGCAGCGGTCGAACATTTTGAGGCTACTGGCGAGATCGCACACGTAGGCGACGACGAGTCCATTGCGGACCGTGTGACGGCCTGTGTCCGTAACTATGTCGCACTCAAACATGAAGTCGACTTTGAGACGGTACAGGTTGAGCGCACTGTTGCGAACATGACGGTTGGCTATGCGGGGACGTTGGATCAGATGATCCGCATCGGCTCAGCGTTGATGATCGGCGACGTTAAGACAGGTTCACGCAAAGCAATCAAAGAAAAGATCGGCGGGTTTGCCTATCAGCTTGCCGCCTATGCGAACGCGGAAGGCTGGGTAACCGAGACCAGCAGCCTGCAACCGTTCACCGACGAGGAACGTCCGATCGCGCATCGTGGCGCGATCATCTGGCTCGACCCCGACTTTGCCGAACTTTGGCTAGTCGAACTTGGTGAGGCTTGGTGCGCGTTGCGGGCGCAGCGTGTCCTGTGGATGGCAGAGCAGGGCAAGGGTGCCTGGGCGACTGAGGCTTGGCGGGTCGACCAATGACCGTATTTCGCTACGCAGACGAACAACGCGCCGCTGTACTAGAAGCGCTAGGCGAAGGCTGGCAAGCGGACGCCGACTCTCATAACAGTTGGTCATACCCCAGGAACAACGCCACCTATCTTTACGGTCCGCGTGTCAACAGCTACCACTGGCTTGGTGAACTTTGGCTAACCGCTGGGTTAGACGAGGACAAAGTTTGTGAGAACAATGAGCTGTCGTTGACACAGGTTGAACAGCTTGCAAAAGAGGCAGCAGAGGTTGCTGGCTTGTTGCGTGTTGCTGCGGTTCGTCTACGTGCTGCCGGTTTCCTTCAGGTGCAGCGATGAGCGCGCCGATCCGAGGCCGTCATATTCTCTGGCGGCAAGAACCCCTACGCCACCCGTCAACCCTCGCATCAAAAGCAGAGGTCCGTAGCTTCTACTGGCTACTCAAATCGTTGTCACCGGATGCACAGCAACGTGTCCTAGCAATCTGGCCCGAGGGTGTCCGCTTGGCCGCACCGTATGAGGCGACCGTCGACGACCTAGCCGCCGCAAAGAGAGCGTTGCAGCGTGCGTCGTTTAACGACGGCGACAAGCCTCACTTCCTCATCCCCGACCCTGAACTGTCAGAGATGCGTAACCGGCTGATCAGCGCACGTTTCCACATGATGCCCGCCGACCTTGTGCAGGTTGCTCTCTACGAGTTTGACCAGATCTGCCCTACCCCACACCGCAGCACACGTAACGGGTTCACACACCTACACGCGTTAGCCGTCGAAGGCATACGCATAGGGCAGCTGCGAGGTCAACAGGAGCTTGCCGTATGAGTCCGCGCGAACTACGTGACCGTCAACCAAACGTCGACTATGTCAGCCGCAAAGAACTCGTCAACTGGCTAGACGACCGCATACACGAACACACCCACTATCAAGGCGACTACGTCACAAAACGCGAACGCAGCGCATATGTCACCTGCCGTGCCTACGTCCTACAAATGGAGCTACACCAATGATCCAAACATTCATCGCCACCCTCGCAGTCGGCTTGGCAGCCTATGGGCTGATCTGGACAACACGACAGACAAATGCGTATGCACGCGACGCGGAACGATACCGGCACGCAACCAGCCTCTACGACCAGTCCATCGTCGCCTCTATGAACCTTGTAACCGGCCGTACCGCAATCGTCCACAACATTACATTCGACGTTAAAGAATCGAAAACTGTTGAGGGACAAACCGTTGTCACCGGAACGTCGTCTACAGGTCATGTGTTGACCGCAACAGTCTGGCCAGGCCAACAATGATCATCCGCGTAACAGGACACCCCATGCCCAAAGGGTCGTGGACATCTATCAGGCGAGGACAGCACAACGTCCTAATCCCCGCAGGCACAAAGAAGTCACGTGAACTGTACGCAGACTGGGCTTACAGGGTAGAGCAGGCCGGCGTCGAAACAGTCACCGACGATCGTTACTACCCGACCGTGCACGCAGTCTCCGTCAACGTCGACTTTCGACTACACCGCGGCAAAACAGTCAAACGGATCATGCACACCGTCGCACCAGACGTTGACAAGCTGGCACGCGCCGTACTCGACCCGCTCACCGGCATCGTCTGGAAAGACGACAGCCAAGTCGTCGACCTACAAGCAACGAAACGATACGCCCGTGCAGACGAACAACCCGGCGCAACCATCTACATCACAACACTCGGAGAAGAACAATGACCCTTGCAATCGTCGTCAACACGATCATCAGCATCACAGCCGCATGGATCTCGGCAGCCGCATATCAGAAAGCCACACGCACCCGACAACAATGCGCGCGACAAGTCAACCAGCTACGCGTCGAAACAGCCCACAAGTACCAGCGCAAACCCGCCGCCCGATACCAGCCCCGCCCACACAAAACATTCAACCGAGAGAAAGGACAATTCGAATGAGCGACCAGCTCGAACAAGAAGTCATACGGCTACGCATCGCCAACACGCTACGACCCCTAATCAGTCAGGCCGTATACGACGGAGTACGCGAAGCATTCCCATCAATCCCACCGTTAGACGCATACGACAAGTCACAAGTAATTGTTCGCAACATCCCCATACAAACCCACCAATAGAAAGAGACACACAATCATGGAATACAAAAAGTACAGCGAGAACACCGGCGACTTCGCAGACGCCTGGACACCAGAACCCGACGAAAAGATTGAAGGCGTCGTGCAGGAGATCGCCACGATCGAAGGTAAGTTCGGACCCTACCCCTGCATCACCATCGTCACAGCCGACGGGACACGAGTCGCCGTACACGCCGCACGCAGCGTCCTACGCGACCAGACAAACGGGTTGATCAACAAGCATGATCTGAAGGTTGGCGACACTTACGGTGCACATTATGTCGGCCCCGTCAAATCAAAGACAGGCAACACATATCATGATTACAACGTCGCATACGAACCAGCCTCCGCCGGTACACCCGCACCCGAAGCCGCCGCGCCTGTAGCCACACCTGCTGCTGCTGCTGATGAGGGGCCGGACTTCTAATGCGACTACGACGACAACCCAAAGAGGCACCGCAAGCAGGCGTACCAACAATGAATCTGACAAACGTGCCAGACAACTTGTTTAACGAGGCAGTACGTAACACGCTGCTTGACTCACTCGGCGAAAACGTCAAAGGCATCCAGTTCGACATGGACGGCGTCTACGACCAGCTACGCACACTCCGCGCAACCGTCATCGACCTCAACACCCGGCTCATGCAACTAGAAGGCGACGAATACGAGGACAACGATGAGTGACAGTCACCACGCCGAACGCCCGGAACGGGCAGAGCAAGAGTTGGCCCGCCCATATCCGTTCGGCGAACGAGTCGAACACGTCCAAGCATGGATGAGTCAGCAAGCAGACGCCGCACGCAAAATCAGCTACAGCGCCCACGACGACGACCAAGCCGCCCGCTGGTACCACGGATACGCACACGGCATGAGTGTGGCCGCAGAACACCTAGCCCACCTAATCGACAACGCACACAAAGGAGACAAACAGTGAACCCATCTGAGATGACCGTATGGGACCGGCTCGCAATGCACTTCCCTGACTGCACAGCCGACGAGATCAAGACGTGGGCAGACGGCAGGTTCGACAAATACTGCTACGACATAGTCAAACACACGATCCGCCGCATCGACCATGACGAGTGGGGCTGGCTTGACGAAGAAGGTTTGCGGGCAGCAATCGACGCCATGAAACCCAAGCCCTGGCATGTAGTCGCACAAGAAGCCCTAGCCGACTGGGCCAAAGGTATTGATTTAACGTTTAAGTACGACGATATCAGCGACGCCATTAGATACGAGCTCGAAGGCGAAGCATTCGTCAATGTCTACTCAAACGGCAACATCAGCAGGTTTGACAGCTACTCCGCACAAGACGCTCGTGACAATCACAACGAGATTGCATCGTTACTTCGTGCCGCCGGACTCACACAGTTCAAGACGTACAAGCTCGTCGAGGACACCGACGAATGAGCCTCAGCGATCGGCTCCCACCACGCGACACATGGTGGATGTACCTCCTATTTGGACTCATGGTCGGCATGTTTGCGTTTCTTGGATTCGCAGTCGCAAACGACGATGTTTCAGACGACACACCAAACGTTTACTGTCAGCCAATGGTTGTTGGTAAAACAATCATCTGTCAGCCGCTTGTAGTCCCATGACAGACGCCTATCAGACCGTCGTCGAATCGTTAGAACGTCACGGGCATCCATTAAACAGCCGTGGGCAGGCACGCTGCCCCGCACATGCCGACACCACACCCTCGTTATCAGTTACCCGCGCAGCGGATCGAGTGTTATTGCACTGTCATGCGGGCTGCACCGTCGACGCGGTATGCCAGGCAATCGGCTTACAGGCCCGCGACCTCTACAACCCCAAACCCAGAGAAGCCGCCCCAGTGTTGACACACACCTACACGTACCGCAACACCGACGGCACCCCCGTCTACGAGAAACTCCGTTATCAGCCCAAAACGTTCAAACAGCGTGCAATCATCAACGGCACCCACCGATGGGGACTACAAGGCGTCGACCGTGTCCTATACAACCTCGACAAGTTCGCCACCTGGGCAACAACCGGCAAACCCCTATTCGTTGTTGAAGGCGAACGCGACGCCGACACCCTCACCAAACACGGATATCAGGCCACCACGTTGACAGACGGCGCAGGCAAATGGAGAGGCGAATACACCCAGCAGATCACAGAGGCAGGGTTTGACTGGGTAGTAGTCATCGCCGACAACGACCAGCCAGGCCGCCAACACGCCGCCCACGTAGCCCGAGCGTTAGAGGCAGTAGGCATCGCGGTGACCGTCACGTTGCCAACGCATGGCAAGGACATCACAGATCAGATCTCAGAGTTGGGCGCCCTCAACCTGGCAGACGCGCTCGAGTATCCAACCGACTGGACTACGTGGGACCAGCTCGAGCAGCCTGACACCCTTGAGACAGTCGACGCGCTCGAGGACTCGAGCAGCTACACCTGGATTGACATCTCCAGCTACCTCGACGGCACCGCACCCGACATCATCACCACAATCGGAGCAACCGACACAAACCCCCTACTATACCCCGGCCGCATCCACACCATCGCCGGAGAGCCAGGCATGGGCAAAACGTGGATCGCCAACATCATCACGTCACAAGAACTCGCCGCCGGCAACACCGTCGCCTGGATCGACCTAGAAGACAACCCTCAAACCCTGATCAAAAGGCTCCGACAGCTCGCCACCCCAAACCTCCACCTACTCAAATACGCCGACCCCCAGGCACGCGGCCAAACCCTCAACTTGCACACCCAACTAGACGGCATCACGCTGATCGTCATCGACGCAATGGCCGAAATCGCCTCACAATTCGGCGCAGACCCCAACGACAACGCAGGCATCGCCCAAGTCATCACACAAGTCCTCAGGCCCCTCACAGCCGCCGGCGCAGCCCTCCTAATCATCGACCACGTATCCAAACAGACAGGCGAAAACAACCGTTGGGCAATCGGCGCACAACACAAGCTCGCAGCCGTCGACGGAGCCGCCTACATCCTCGACACCGAAGAAGCCGTATCACGCGGACGCCAAACCACGCTCAAGTTGAAGATTGCCAAAGACCGACCCGGCCACGTCGGACCCATGAAAACCTTGGCACGACTACTCCACGTGGCAGCAACCGAGTCAGGTGACATCACCTGGCAATGGCAAACCCCCGAACCAGACACCCCCACAGCCCGCATCAACCGACGCCGCCACGACATCTACGAATACGTCGCCTCGTCCCTAGATCCTGTCTCACAACGCATGATCGAACGCGACATCAAAGGCAAACGCGAAGACATACGCGACGACGTAAGAGCACTCATAGCACACGGATACCTACACACAGAGAACGGAACCCGAGGGTCAATGATGATAAAAACAGCCAAATATCTCGGCCCAAACAGTGACATAAGTCACAGCGACGAGGACGAAAATGTTTGACCGCGCCCCCGAAAATACGCGGGGCGCACTCGGGGCGCACTCGCGGGGCGCACTCGCGCACACCCGTCAAGTTGACCGCGCCCCCGCCCCCCCCTCTAGGGGGGGCGCGGCGCAGTCAACGGGCACGGCCAACAAACATAACGATCAAAAAGAAGTTCCACCGCGCCCCAGAAAATGGACACCACCCGCACCAAGAAAATATTTTCCCGTAGCCGACGGATGGCATCTGAAAGCGTCATGTCGAGGCATCGACGTCGAGCTGTTCTATCCCGACCAACCCGGCTTGCGTACTCCTGGATCGCGTAACCCGGCGAACCACACCGTCGACGTTATCCACAGCATGTGTCGGTCGTGTCCTGTCCGCGTTGACTGTCTCAACTCTGCGTTGAACGAACGTGAAGAACATGCGATCCGTGCCGGTGTTGAGTTCAACCAGCGTCACCACCGTCAGTGGGCGTACCGGGTAGCGGTCGCCCACAGCAAACAACCCAATCTTGCCCGACTCACCCACCATCTCGACAACCCACCGAAAGGCAAACCACGTGCGCTCTAAGACCCGATCCGCCAAACAGATTGAGTTACGCATCCAATGGATCATCGCTGACCTGTCTAAGGCAGCGACGATTGCGCCTGACCGTCTGCAACGTCTGGCGGAATGGGAGTCTGACGGGCTTGCACGTCATGGTGAGCCTGGACCACACGCACCAGGCTCTATATCCGATCGGACGGGTATGGCGGCTGTGAACGCCACTACGAAGCCCAACGTTGACAACCTGAGGTCACGGCTAGAACGCGACCTGCGACGCCTCCACGCCGAAGTCAACAACCTTGTTGCCGAGTTAGACGGCCTGGCACCCGCCGCACACGTCGTATCACGAGGCGCATTTGTCCGCTGCGCCAACCATCACGGCTGTGACAACCTCGCCACCTACTTTGTCAAAGACAAACGCGAACGCCGCTGCGCGACGTGTTATCAATACAGGGCACGCAACAACGGTAAGGATCGTGGCGCGCCAAGAACTTGACAGCCCCGCCCCCACCTGATAAATACATTAGGTAGCCTCGGCATTTCTGTGCCGTCCCCCCTTATCGACCCAGCCCCGGCGGTCAACATATGCCTACACAGGCGGGCGACCCGCGTAAGACTTCACGCTGGCAACGGATACGCAAACAGATACTTGTCGAGAACGACATTTGCTGGTTGTGTGGGCATCCCGGTGCTGACTCGGTGGATCATGTGGTGCCTATCCGTAAGGGTGGCGAGGCGTACGACCTAGCGAACCTGCGACCAGCACACTTCAGCTGCAACAGCAGGAAAAAAGACAGGGCTATTCAGCCAAACCATACGTCGCGGCTCTGGTAACCGAATCCAGGGTGTTTGTCCTGGTCAGGGCTTTTTTAGGTGACCAGGGTCTCCAGACCCCGCACGCTTTGTCGGGATGATTTCTCTCTCAGGGTTTGTGGGGGGATTTGGTTGGCTGGCAGTGGTGCCTGTGGTGCTCTGTGGGCGTCGATTTTTGAGGGTGGGCCTGTTGTGGCGTCGAAAAGTGGAAAGCCTGTTAGTGACGATCCTGAGGGAAGCGAAATAAGTGTCGGTCAGGGGCCTGTTTCGGCGGCTACGGCTGAGCTTGTTGGGTCGTTGAAGAAGCAGGGTTTGTTGACTGACCAGTTGGCTCCGTTGGCGGCTAGCGCGCTGGTGCTGGCTGCGACGTTGGATGCGGGTGCGGGTTTGGCGGTTGCGGCGGTTGCTCGTGAGCATCGGGCGTTGGTGGCGGCGTTGTCGTCTCAGATTGAGGTTGTGAGTGACGGTTTCGACGATTTCCTTAACGGACTGTCCGCCCCGCTTCGCGACTAGGCGGCGTTTGGAGCGTCGGACATATGGTGGTGCGGTTGCTCAGATTGCGACGGTGCTTGGTACTCCACTTGACCCGTGGCAACGGTATGTCGCTGATGTTGCGTTAGAGGTTGATGGTGATGGGCGGCTCTGTTATCGCGACGTAATTTTTACGGTGCCGCGTCAGTCGGGTAAGTCGACGCTGATCTTGCCGGTGATGGTGCATCGTGCGGTTGGGTTTCCTGACAGGCAGAAAATCACTTATACGGCGCAGACCAGGAATGATGCGCGCAAAAAGTGGATTGAAGAATACCTTTACCGGTTGCAGCGTTCGCCGTTCAAGTCAAAGTTTCAGACTCGGTTGGCTAATGGTGGCGAGTCGATCCTTTGGGATAACGGGTCGATGCAAGACTTGTTGGCTACGCGCCGGGATTCGGGTCACGGTTTCACGTTGGACCTTGGTGTTGTTGACGAGGCGTTCGCGCTCTATGACGACCGTGTTGAACAGGCGATGAAGCCTGCGATGGTGACGCGGCTGATGGCGCAGATGTGGATTACGTCAACGGCTGGTGATGAGCAGTCCACGTGGTTGCGGTCAAAGATTGAGCTTGGCCGTGAGGCTGTTGAGGCTGATTCTGGTGGCGGGGTTGCATTCTTTGAGTGGTCGGCTCCTGATGATGCTGACCCTGATGATGAGGCGACGTGGCGTGGGTGTATGCCTGCGTTGGGGTCGCGTGTGTCGGTGGATACGATCCGGTCTGAGCGTCAGTCGTTGCCGGATTCGGTGTTTCGTCGTGCGTATCTGAATCAGTGGCCGGTGGCCCGTCATGAGTCGGTATTCGCCGAATCTGACTGGGTCAAATGTGAGGATAAGAAGTCGGCGCTGGTTGGCACGGTTGGGTTTGCGGTTGATATGACGCCGGACCGGTCGTCGGCTGCGATCGGCGTTTTCGGTTTGAATGCGGCTGGCCGGTCGCACGGTGAGGTTGTTGATAAGCGTGATGGTACGGCGTGGGTTACGGATCGTCTGGTTGAGCTTGCGTCTCGTTGGTCTGCGTCTGTCGGCATTGATCCGGTTGGGCCTGCGTCGTCGCTGATTGAACCGTTACGTCAGCGTGGTGTTGACGTGATTGTGATTGGCCTGCGTGAGCATGCGCAGGCTGCGGGTTTCTTGTTTGATGCGGTGCGTAATGGTGAGTTTGTGCATATTGGTCAGCCGTTGTTGACGGAGTCGGCTTTGTCTGCTCGTCAACGGCAGGTTGGTGATGTGTGGTTGTGGGCGCGTGGTAAGGGTGGCGTTGACGTGTCTCCGTTGGTGTCGGTGACGTTGGCGTCTCGTGTGTTTCAGATTGCGTCCCGTGGCGGACCTGAGGTTGAGGATTTGTCGTTTGTCTGGTAGCCGTGTGAACAGGTTTGAGGTTGTGGAGCTTGTTGGCGTCCTACTGGTTGCAATCGGCTTGGGCCTGATTTTTGCGCCGCTGTTTCTGATTGTTCTGGGTGTTGCGTTGACTGTGATTGGTTGGGTGAAGTCATGAGTCTGTTTCGTCGTGACCAGCCTGTAGAACGTAGTTTTACGATGCAGCAGTTGGGTGCTCAGATGGCGACGATTGCCAGGTCTAATCCTGGGGTTGTGACGCAAGAGTCGGCGTTGAAGAATGCGGCCGTGTTTTGTGCGGTGGACTTGTTAGCGTCGTCTGCGGCTGAACTGCCTGTTGACGCGGTGCGGGTTATGTCGGCTGATCGTTCGCCTGTGTCGCCTGCACCTCGGCTTGTCTCTGATCCGTCTGGCCTGGTTGAGCCTGACGTCTGGGTGTACCAGTTGGTGCATTCGATGGCGACTGATGGTAATGCGTTCGGCAAGATTGTTGCGGTTGATGGGGCTGGCTATCCGACGCAGATTGAGACGTTGCATCCGTCGACGGTGACGAATCGTCGCACTGAGGACGGTGTGGCTGCGGTTGACGTTGAAGGCAAGTCGATGTTGCGTTATCCGTTTGGCGACCTGTTTCATATCCCCGGCAAGATGGTGCAGGCAGGTTCCCCGTTTGGTCTGTCGCCGGTTGAGCAGGCGTCTAATTCGATTGCTGCATCTCAGTATGCGGAACGTTTCGGTGTGAACTTTTTTGCTGACGGCGCACATCCAACAACGTATGTGTCCGCTGCTGAGGGTGTTGATCAGGCTAAGGCCGAGACGTTGAAAGCGCGGATCTTGGAGGCGACACGCGGTAACCGTGAGCCGCTGATCTTGGGTTCAAACTTTGACCTGAAACAGATACAGACAAACCCGGATGACTCACAGTTCATCGACCTGTTGCGTTTTGAAATTGAGCAGGTTTCACGTTTCTGGCGGGTGCCACCGTCCATGATTTATGCGGCTGTGTCGGGCCAGGCTGTCACCTACTCGAACGTCAGCCAGGGTGACCTTCAATACTTGAAGCATTCGTTGCAGGGTTATCTGTCACGTATTGAGCGTGCCTGGTCGCGGATGCTGCCAGATCGGATCGTTGTCAAGTTCAACCTGAACGCTCTGTTGCGTTCTGATGTTGAGACACGTAACAAGGTTTACGACATGCGGTTGAAGAACGGCTCAATGACCGTTAACGAGGTTCGTGCGTTGGAGGATGAGCCGCCGCTTCCCGAACTGTCTGACATCAGCGCACGTGAGTTGGCCGAGATTGTGCAGAAGGTTTATCTGGGTGTTGATGTTGTTCTGACTTCTGATGAGGCCCGCGAGATTGTGAACCGTGCGGGTGCTGGTCTGCCAATTCCTGGCGGGATTGTCCCGGCCGCTAAACCAAATCTGTAGCCCTCGGAGGGTTTCTTTATGACCACACAACTGATTGACGTACCTCGGGACAACCTGTTTCGTGGTCTGACTGAAACTCCGATTGAGCTGCGTGACGGTGAGCAGTCTGACGGCACGACCATGTTTGGTCATTTCACAAAGTTTGAGGCGTGGACTGAGATCGACTCGTGGTATGAGGGCCGCTTCTTGGAGCGTTTCGTCCCTGGGTCGTTTAAGAAAACAATTAACGAGTCGCGTGACCGTGTGCGCGTCCAATACGACCACGGCTACGACGTGTTTGTTGGGTCAGCGATCCTTGGTCCGATCGACGTCCTACGTGATGAAGAGGACGGCGTCTACTACGAAGTCCCGTTGCTGGACACGGACTACAACCGTGACCGGATTCTGCCGATGTTGCGTGGCCAGTTGATGACTGGTGACAAGGCCGGCAGTGTCTTGGGTGCGTCGCACCGTTTCCGTGTGGTGAAAGAGGAGTGGGTTGAGCCGTCTAAGGCGACGGATTACAACCCTGAAAAGTTGCCTGAGCGGACGATCCGTGAGGCCTCACTCTACGAGTTTGGGCCGGTTGCGTTTCCGGCTCAGCGTGCCGCCACGTCTGGTGTGCGTTCTATTTCTCTGACAGATCATTTCAACGAGTTGGCGTTGGTCCGTAGTGGCCGTGCGCAACGTGCGGTTGAACGTCTGTCGTCCCTGATCCTGCCAGCCGCCTCGGGCACTGGAAGCGAACAAGAAGTCGAGCCGCTTGCAGAGCACTCGCCACGTCAAACGTCTGTTGCGTTTGCCCGTGCCCAACTTGAAATCCTAAAGACTCGAAAGGTCCACTAATGAAATATCTTGAACTGTTGCGCGCTAAGCGTGCAGAAATGGAAGAGCAGCGCGCTGCTCAAATCGCGGCGATGGAGTCGGTACTTGAGGCAGCTACGGCTGAATCACGTAGCGCACTTGAGCCAGAAGAAGAGGCACAAGCTACAGAGCTTCGTTCCAGTGTTGCGACGATTGACGCTGAGCTTGCCAAGGTCGATGCGCAAATTGCCGACTTTGAGAAGATTGGTGAGCGTGCAGTTTCGGCTGCTAAGGCTCCACAAGTCATGAAGCAGGTTGCTACCGGCTTTGATGGTGACGTCCGTTACATGCGTCCGTCCGAGGCTCGTGACATTGCCCGCAAAGTCATCGACGATGCGAAGAACACTTCACATCTTCGTGATGATCAGCTTGAAAAGGTTGAGTCACTGTTGGGTCGTTCGGATGCGAACATCAACGGCGCTGAGCTTGCCAAGATGATCCTTGTTACTGAAACTGATGCCTACCGCTCGGCGTTTGCCAAGGCGACTTTGCAGACTCAGCCTGTGTTTACGTCGGATGAGGCGCAAGCGTTGATCCGTTTCAACGAGCTGCGTGCAGCGTCGTTGACGAACGCTTCGGGTGGTTTCGGTGTGCCTGTGTTGATCGACCCGACCGTGATCTTGACGGCGCAAGGTTCGTTGAACCCATTCCGTCAAATCTCACGTGTTGAGACAATCACCACCAACATCTGGAAGGGTGTTAGCTCTGCCGGTGTGACCTGGTCGTTTGATGCTGAAGCGTCTGCGGTTTCTGATGACGCGGCAACGTTGGCGCAACCATCGGTTGACACGTACATGGCCCGCGGTTTCATTCCTTACTCGCTTGAAATTGGCGACGACTACCCCGATTTTGCGGGTCAGATGTCAATCTTGCTGACTGCTGGTTACGACGAGCTTCAAGCGTCGGCGTTTTGCACTGGTAACGGCACGACCGCTCCTCGCGGAATCTTGACGGCACTTGATGCAAACACGTTCTCTGAGGTCACACCTACTACTGACGGTGCTTTTGGCGCTGTTGATATTGCGAAGGTGTGGGGTCAGTTGCCTGACCGTTACAAGACCAACGCTACCTGGATGATGAATCATGACACGGGTAACGAAGTGTCGTCGTTCTCAACTTCGGGCCAAGGCTCCTTCTACACGGTTGACCTTTCACAAGGTAACGCACCGCAGTTGAAGGGACGTCCTGTCGCGTTCTCTAGCTACTTCCCCGATTTCACTGGTACGACCGGCGCTAGCAACATTCTTGTTGTTGGTGACTTCCGTAACTATCTGATCGCGGATCGTGTCGGTATGACTGTTGAGCTTGTTCCACATCTTTTCGATGTGACGAACAATCGTCCTACTGGTCAGCGTGGCTGGTTTGCACGTGCACGTGTTGGTGCTAACTCCATCAACGATTTGGGTTTCCGCGTTCTTCAGAACCAGTAACCCTTAGTTAGAACGCAGCTGGCGGCGTACCGCTTTCCGCCGCCAGCTGTTTCTCACCCATGAAAGCGAAATGTTGAAAGCGAGTTGTTATGTCGTACAAGTTTGCTAATGCGCAGTCTGTTGTTTCTTGGAATGGTCTGCGTCTGCGTTTGAATCCGGGTGAGGTTTGGGCAGCGGATGATCCGTTTGTTCGTGCGAATCCGGGACTGTTTGCTGATGTGCCGCCGGTTGTTTGTTCGTCGGGGTCTGCGCCTGTGAGTCGGGTTGAGCAGGCGACGGCTATGCCTGGTGAGCGTCGGACGACTCGCCGTGGCTAACAAGGTTTGTTTGGCGTATGTGCGTGGTACGGATGTTTCCGATTCGTGGCATTCGTCTTGGTTTGATCAGATCAACTTTTTGCAGCAGGTCGACGGGATTCTTGACGGCGGCTTTATCCGTATGCGTTACGGCACCGGCGGAATTGTTGAGGCGCGTAACAAGGCTGTTGACGCGTTTATGCAGACCGACGCTGACTGGCTGTGGTGGGTTGATACGGATATGGGCTTTGCGCCTGACACGGTTGTACGCCTTCTAGAGGTTGCTGATCCGGTTGAACGCCCGATTGTTGGGGCTCTCTGTTTCGCGATGAAAGAGACTGGTCCTGACGGGTTTGGCGGCTATGTGACTGCGCCACGCCCAACGATCTTTGACTGGCGTGAGAATGCTCAGGGTCAGACGGGGTTTATGGGCCGGGTCGACTATATGGCGAACAGTGTTGTTCGTTGTGCGGCGACGGGTTCTGCGTGCGTTCTGATTCACCGGTCGGTGTTTGAGAAGCTTGGGCCGAATCCTTATAACCAGCTTTTTAACGAGTCGACTCAGACGATGCAGGGTGAGGACATGTCGTTTTGTGCGCGAGCACAGCAGGCAGGGTTCCCTGTCTACGTGCATACGGGTGTGCGTACGACGCATCATAAAGAGGTTTGGCTTTCGGAGTCTGACTATCTGGCCTGGTTTCAGCCGCCGCCTGCTACTGAAGGCGTAACGGTGATTGTGCCGGTGTTGAATCGTCCCGGCAACGTGCAGCCTTTGATGGAGTCATTGCAGGCGTCAACCGGGTTGGCTCAACTTTTGTTTGTTGTTGAGGAAGATGACAAAGCTGAGCGTGACGCACTTTTCCAGGCGGGCGCAGAGTATTTGCTTACGAAGCGTCGGACGTTTGCTGAGAAAGTGAATGATGCTTGGGGGCAAGCACAAGGCGCGCCTTGGATCATGCTGGCTGGTGATGACGTACGTTTTCGTCCGGGTTGGCTGAATCATGCGATGCACGTTGCACGTGTTTCTGGTGCTGACGTGGTTGGCACTAACGACTTGGGCAATCCGGCTGTGATCGCGGGCCGTCACGCGACGCACATGTTGTTGCGTAACGACTATGTGCGTGAGGTTGGCGGGTCGTGGGATGGTCCTGGCATTGTCTGCCATGAGGGTTACCGTCACAACTTTGTTGACAACGAGATTGTTGAGGCTGCCCGGCAGCGTGGTGTTTGGGCACCGTCGCTTGGCGCGATCGTCGAACATCTGCACCCGGCATGGAATAAGAACACGCCGGATGATGTGTATGCGTTGGGCAACGAGTCGTATGAGTCGGACCGTGAACTGTTTGTGAGCCGTTTGGAGGCGCAACGTGTGGCTGTCTGACCCGTTTCCGCACGCAGTGTTTGACGGCCTGTTTGACGTCGGACTCCTTGACCGTGTGATTGAGGAGTTTCCGGCGACGGATGATCCGCGTTGGCAACGTTTCTCGAACGGTAATGAGCAGAAGCTTGCGGGTACGCCTGCGATGTTGTCGTCTGCTGCGGTCGAATATTTCGAGCAGCTTGCCGGGATGTCGGATTGGTTGTCTGATCTGACGGGGATTCCTGAGCTGTCTATGGAGTTGATTGGTGGTGGGTATCATCTGATCCCGCCGGGTGGCAGGTTGGCGATGCACACCGACTTCAACAAGTCTCCTAAGACTGGCCTGTTTCGTCGGTTGAACGTGTTGACGTATCTGAACTACGGCTGGACTGATGAGGGTGGCTGCCTGTATTTGGGCGCTAACCGTGAGGTGACGGTTGTGCCGGAGTATGGGCGCACCGCGATTTTCGAGACATCTGACGTGTCTTGGCATGGTCACCCGTTGCCTGCGGAACGTAACCGGTATTCGGTTGCTGCCTATTTCTTTTCACCCGAACAGCCGGCCGGTTATCGGGCGGATCATTCGACAGTTTGGTTGGGCGAATAGTGCATCCTGAGGCGTTTGACTTTGTCAAAGAGTGTGTGCATGAGCACGGACCGTTTACCGACGTTGTTGAGATCGGTGGCCGTGACGTTAACGGCAACGTCCGTAGCCTGTTTGGTGACGCCGCATATGTGACAACAGATATTGCTGAAGGTCCGGGTGTTGATGTTGTGGTCAACGGCAAAGACTTTGTGCCCGCTACCGCACCGGATTGTGTTGTGTGTACTGAGGTGTTGGAGCATACGGCTGACGCTAAGGCGATTGTGGAGAACATGGCCAAGATGTTGCGGCCTGGTGGTGTCGGAATCATTACGTGTGCTGGTCCTGGCCGTCATCCGCACAGTGCGATTGACGGCAACGCGTTGCAGCCTGGCGAGTTCTACGAAAACGTCGAGGGTGAGGACATTCTCCGTTGGGTTGATCCTTGGGTGTCGTTCACGTTGAACAGTCCGCAGGGTCGTGATACGCGGGTGATGTTTGTGAAGGGTGATGTCTAATGGCTTATGCGTCGTTGACTGATTTGAAGTCGTGGTTGAAAATCGACGACTCTGAGGACGATGCGTTGTTGTCGTTGGCGTTGGCTAACGCTGAGTCTGCGATTGACCGTTATACGGAGCGGACGTTTGTGCTGTCGTCAACCCAGTCTGCGACTGCGCGCACGTATGGGACGCGTGTTGCGGGTGCTGTCTGGGTTGACGACATCGGTGACACGACGGGTCTGATTGTCAAGATTGATGATAACGACAACGGCGTGTTTGAGACGACGTTGACGTTGGGTACGGATTTCGTGTTGGACCCGCCAACCGGCCAGTATCAGGCGGGCGGCGTGTGGCCGTCGACACGTATTCTGACGATTGGTAGCCGTCTGCTGCCTACCTTTTCGGAGTCGAATCGGCGTCGTGTCGAGGTGACTGCTAAATGGGGTTGGCCTCTCGTGCCGTCCGAGGTTCAGCTTGCAACCTTGTATCTGGCTGCTGACTTGTATCGTCGTAAGGACGCGCCGTTTGGTGTTATCGGCTGGGGTTCTGAGATGGGTGTTTCTCGGATTGGTTCTAATCCGATGAAGGCCGTCGCGGGCCTGTTGGAGCCGTACCGTAAGTCGATGGTTGTGGTCGCCTAATGGACCTGGTCAAGCTACGTCAGGCGGTCGCAGAGCGGATCAAGATTGTTACGGGTCTGCGGACGTATGCGTATGCGCCGGATGCGTTTGACGCACCGTGCGCGATTGTCTACCCGGCCAACGACTATGTCGCTGACTATCACGTGACCTCTGGCGCTAACGGCCAGGTGCTGATCAACCTGATTGTTGTGTTGTTCTTGTCTAAGTCGACTGATCGTGCGGCGCAGAACAAGATTGACGACTACGTGTCAGGTCAGATACAAGAGGCGATCGAGCAGGTTACGACTGCGCCTGATGGGTCGAGCGGGTCGAATCTTGGGTTGAACGATACGACGGTGTGGGTCACTGGGGCGTCTGGCATCAAAACATATGAGCCGTCTGCTGACCGAATCTTTTACGGCGTTGATTTCACGCTCCGTGTTATCCAAAGGAAGGGCTAGCTAATGGCCGCATATTCGCTGATTTCGCCAACTGCTCATGTTGGCGCTGTTGATCTGACCGCGTTTACTACGTCGATGGATGTTTCGTTGAAAGCGAACGTTGCCGAGTCGACCACGTTCGGGTCTGCCGGATACGTCACCAAAGTCGTCGGTCTTGAAGATTCGGATTTCAGTTTTACGGTGAACCAGGATTTTGCGGCTGCTGGTGTTGGCACGTTGTTGCCGTCGTCGTCGGTGGGTTCGACGTATCCGGTGACGGTGTGTCCGTCGACTGGGTCTGCGTCTGGTGATCCTGCGGTGTTGTTGTCTGGTATTTGGACTGCCAGTACTCCGGTTGCTGGGTCGACTGGTGAACTGTCAACCGACACGCTGCCGTTTGCTGGTACTGCCCCGTTTGGTCGTGGCCAGTTGGCACACCCTTCTGCTGCACGTACCGCGACGGGTACCGGAAACGTGTTGACGATGACTGGGCCGACTTCTGGTCAGACCTTGGTTGCGCACCTCCACGTGTTCAACGTGTCAGGCACAACACCGTCAATGACGGTAGCTGTGCAGTCTGCGACGCTGGTTGGGTTCGGTTCGCCCACTACACGCGCCACGTTTACCGCTGCGACCGGCGTTACGTCGGAACGCGTCGTTCTCGCCGGACCCGTCACAGACGGATTTTGGCGGGTCACGTGGACAATTAGCGGCACTACGCCGTCGTTCACGTTTGCTGCCGCTATCGGCATCTACTAACCACACAATAGAAAGGCCAAACAATGGCAGCCTTTACACTTCTTAGCCCTACGATCCTTGCCGGTGTCGCGTGGACCGGTACTGCTCCTGGCGGTACTTCGGCGCCGTCTGGCACGATCACATCTACGTCTGACCTTTCGCCGTTCACTACGTCGATCGACTTGGGCGAGGAGATCGCGACGAACGAGACAACCACATTCGGTTCCGGTGGCTACATCACACGTATCACTGGTCTGCGTTCGGCGTCGATCGGTTTGACGTTCAACCAGGATTTCGCGTCGTCACAGTTGGATTCAATCCTGTTTACGACCCTTGGTGGTGTGGGTGCGTCAATTTACCTAGATATCAAGGCGACGTCGGCTTCACGTTCAGCGACTAACCCGTCATTCGTCTATCAGGCGATCATTACCGAGTTGATGCCGATTACGGGTGGTGTTGGTGACACTGCCGAGTTTTCGGTTAGCTGGGAGATCACCGGCCGGTTTGGACGTCTGACCAGCTAGTGGTTGATGTTTATCGGGCTGATATTCGTGAGGCTCAGAAACTGTTGAAAGAGCTTGCCGACTTGGATGAGGCACGCGAGTTTAAGGCGGCGTTGGCTTGGTCTGCGGACAAGGTCATGTTTGCGGCGAAACGTAAGGTGCCTGTTGTTACGGGTACTGCACGTGCCGCGATCAAGTCGTCTGTTTCTAAGAACAGTGCGCAGGTGTATGTGAACCGGCGGGTTCCGATCTACTACGGATGGTTGGATTTCGGTTCGCGTACACCGTCGCGTGTTGTGCGTCGTACGACGGGTGCGGGTGGTCGAGAGACTGGGCGTAGTGGTCCGTGGGCGAACTCTGGCAAGGGTCCGCCCAACGGACGTTTCCTGTTCCCTGCGTTGGAAGAACAACGCGAAAACGTCAACCTGATTATGAGAGATGCGATTGATCGCATCGTAGAGAAAGCGGACAAGAATGTTACAGCAGGCTGAGATTGAGTTTTTGGACGGCACCAAGTCTGTGATACGTATTCTGCCGTACGACATGATCTGCTATGAGCGGACGTCAAAGAAGCCGTTTGCGTCGAAAGATGGCGAGTTCTTTTTTGAGTCGGTGTTCATGTTGGCTTGGTTGGCGGCTTGTCGTGCAGGTCAGACAACGATGACGTTTGACGCGTGGATGCAGACCGTCGCAACGGTCGACATGGATATGAGTACGGCCCCAAAAGAGTCCACGTCAACGGAGTTGTCGACCTGATCGCTGCGGTCGCGGTGAATCATTCGCTGTCGCCGCGTGACCTTGTCTGGTGTGCCGAGCATGCGCCTGACGTGTTTGAGGCGGTTGTCGGGTTCGCTGCCCGTGTTGCAAAAGAGCAGTCAAAGAAACGTTAGAGGTCTGTGATGGCAAGAATTAGTATCGACATTTTTGCTAACACGAAAGACTTGAAAAAGTCGTTGGCTGATGCCGAAGGCGAACTGTCAACGTTTCGCGACAAGGTCTCTGCCACCGGCAAGAAGATGATGCAGGTCGGTGCGGGTATGACTGCCGGTCTGACTGTTCCGATTCTGGCGATGGGTAAGTCGTTTGTTGACGCCGGCTCTGATATGGCTGAGACAGCGTCGAAGGTTCAGACACTTTTTGGTGATCAGGCCGACGAGATTAATGCTTGGGCGGATACGTCAGCTAAGTCGTTTGGCCAGTCGAAGAAGGCTGCTTTGGATGCGGCTGGCACGTTTGGCAACATGTTTTTGCAGCTTGGGATTGGCCGCAAAGAAGCGGCCCAGATGTCTAAGAGCATTACCGAGTTGGCGTCGGATTTTGCGTCGTTTCATAACACGTCACCTGAAGAAGCTATCCAGGCGATTGGCGCTGCGTTTCGTGGCGAGTTTGACTCGGTGCAAAAGTATGTGCCGACAATTACGGCTGCTGCGGTAGAGCAAAAAGCGTTGTCGATGGGTTTGAAGCGGACGACGAAAGAGTTGACCGCGCAGGATAAGGCGCTGGCGACTAATGCCTTGCTGTTTGAGGGTGCTGGCGATGCTGTTGGCGACTTTGATCGGACTGCTGGTGGTGCTGCGAATACGCAGCGGACACTTGCGGCAGAGTTCGCGAACCTGCGTGCCGAGTTGGGCGAAAAGTTGTTGCCGGTATATCAACGCCTGCAAGAGATTGTGCGTGGTCTGATCGACTGGTTTAGTGGTCTGACTGATGGTCAGCAAAAGCTGATCTTGGCGTTTGGTGGTGTGATTGCGGTTGTTGGTCCGCTGATCGTGTTGATGGGTGCGTTGGCGGTTGCGGTTACTGCTGTGTCGTGGCCTGTGTTGGCGGTGATTGCGGGTATTGCCGCGTTGACTGCCGGTGTGATTTATGCGTATCGGGAGTGGGACTGGTTTCACGAAGCGGTGAATGCGACGGGTCGGTTTATCCGTGACAAGCTGATACCTGCGCTGAAAGAAATGTGGGCTTGGTTTCAAGAAAACATTGCACCGGCTGTTGAGAAGGTTGCTGCGTTTGTCAGGGACAAGCTGCTGGTTGCGTGGGATGCGTACTACCAGTTCATGGCTAACTATGTGATGCCGGTTGTTAAGGAACTGTGGCATTGGTTTGAGAATGAGCTGATGCCCGTTATGCGGGTGTTGATTGATCTGACTGGGCAGATGGCGTCGGCTATCTGGTCTGTGTTGGGTCCGGCGTTTGAGCGTCTTGGTGGTCAGATTTCTTGGGTTGTGAACACGTTTAAGACCCTGTGGCAGTGGTCTGAGCCTGCTCGTGAGGCTGGGCTTCGGCTTGCTGGCGCGTTTGGTGGTGAGATGGTCGACTCGTTTCGTCGTCTTGGCGCGATTATTGGCACGGTTGTCGATGCAATTCGTAGCGTTGTTTCGTGGGCTGATCGTGCGATCGACAAGGTCCAGGGTTTGACGGACAAGACAAAGTCGATGCTTGGCGGCAGTATTCCTGGGAAAATTGTTGGTGGCATTGGCAGTGTGATTCCTGGTCGTGCTGCTGGTGGCCCGGTGTCTGGTGGGTCTCCGTACATGGTTGGTGAGGCTGGCCCAGAGTTGTTTGTGCCTGGCCGTAGCGGGACGATTGTGCCGAACCATGCGCTCGGCGGCGGGGGTAACAGTTATTACACGATCAACGTGAACGGTGGTGATCCGCAGCAGGTTGTTGCCGCGTTACGTCAATACACGCGTGATAACGGGGCGTCTTGGATGACGTCGGTTACATGAGTGTTACCGGATGGTTTAACGCGGCTGGTGACAAGTCTGTAACCCTGACCGTCGAAATGGGTTTTGGGTCTGCGGATTCGACGTCGCTGTGGAATACGGCACTGTGGGATACGACGGCTACGTGGGGTTCGGACATTGTCTGGACTGACGTGACCGAATATGTGATGGGCTTTTCGACTCGTTCGGGTCGTAACCGGTCGGTTAACCAGTTTGATGCGGGTACGGCGTCGGTGACGTTGCGTAATACTGATGCACGGTTTTCGCCGTGGAATCTTGCGGGCCCGTATGTGACGGCGGGTAGGACGAATATTCGTCCGTGGCGTCCGATCCGTATTAGCCGTGTCCACGAACCTGCCGTTGTCGGTATCCCGTCGCGTGAATACTTGTTCTACGGCTACATGACCGGGTTTACCGAGTCATATTCGAACAATGCGATGAACGTTGTGACGGTTTCCTGTGTCGATGAGCTTGGCCGGCTTGCACGTTTTAACGGTTTCGAGCAGACACCGCAGGGTGCGGGTGAGACAACGATTCAACGTGTCCGCCGTATCTTGAACAATGCTGGGTTTACTGGCGACTTGTTGGCCGCGTTCACTACGTCGGTGACATGTCAGGCGACAACGTTGGCGCAGAATGCGTTGACCGAGTTGAAGTTGACTGCGGATACTGAGGGCGGCTGGATTTATGCGCTGCCCGATGCGCGTCCTGCGATCATGTTCAAGGGCCGTGTTGATGCTGCTGCTGACACTCGTCCGCCTGTTGAGCTTTACGATTCGTCGAATACTGATCCGTTGGCGTTCAAATATACGGGGTTTACTCAACAGTATTCGGGTGATCTTGTTGCTACGTCTGCTGCGGTTGGTCGGGTTGGTGGTACGGCGCAACGTTATGTTGACCAGTCTGCCCGTGCTCTCTACGGCGACTTGCAGTATTCGCGTACTGATCTGGTGGCCGAGTCTGATGCGCATTGTTTGTCGTTGGCGACGCAGCGTGTGGACACGTATAAGGATGCTGAACAGTTGGTGACGTCGGTTACGTTGCGTCCGCGGATGGGTCCGCATGTGACGCCGACTGGTCCGACGATGCCTCAGAACATGTGGGTTTTGGCGGCTAGCGCTGATGTTTTGTTGCGTCGTGTGAATGTGACGTCTCGTCCGCCTGGTATGCCGTCGGCGGTTACTGGCGAATATTTGGTTGATTCGGTTCAGCATGATGTGACGATGGATGACTGGTCGGTTACGTGGGGTCTTGCTCCTACGAAAGTGTTTGTTACGACTGCCGGGATTTGGGATTCTGGTCTGCGTGGCTGGGATTCGGCGACCTGGTTTTACTAGGCCGATCTGCCTTCTTCTTTTAGGGGTTTCTGTGATCACTTTGTATGTGCATCCGATCGACGCAGTGTTGCGGCCTGATCAGGCGGGTTGGCGTTGGGCTGTTCATTTGGATGATCAGCCGTCGTCGTTGACGTGGTGTGTGAATGCGGGTCATGCGGCTGATCGTCGTGAGGCTGTCGCTTTGGGTGACATGTGTGCCGCAACGTTGGCGCGTGGCCTGTCGATGTCGGGCCGGTCGGTTGGCTATGCGGGTGTTGTTGTTTTGGATTCTGACCCAGTACCTGCCGGTGCTGACACTGTCAGCTTTGTTTAGGAGACATTGATATGGCGTATACAACGGTTGTTTCTGGTACTGCGATCACGGCAACGTGGGGTAACTCTGACGTACGCGATCAGGTTATTGTCCCGTTCGCGTCGACTGCTGCACGTGACGCTGCGATCACATCACCCGTTAACGGTATGCGTTCGTATACGACCGACACTGGTACCGCGTGGATTTATAACGGGTCTGCGTGGGTTGAGTGGGGTACGACGGGTGCGTGGAAGTCGTGGACGCCAACGTTGACAAACATGACGTTGGGCAACGGGACACTTGACTGTCAATATTTTAAGATTGGTCGGACGGTTCATTGGAAGTTCAAGTTCACGTTGGGGACGACGTCGACTGTTGGTACTAGCCCATATTTTTCTGTGCCGTTTGCCTACTCGGATGGTACTGAGATTGAGGGTGGTTTTGCGTTGGCTGTTGACCAGTCAGCGTCGACACGTTATCCGTTGAACACGTATGGCGTGGCCAGCGGTATTGGTTTCTACTGTTTGAACAGCGGCGGCACCTACCTATCAGCATTTGGGATTACGGCCACTATCCCCTTCACTTGGGCCAATACTGACGTGTTCTTTGCATGGGGCACCTATGAGGCCACTAGCTGATGCGTGCTCTGTGGTTGGCTGACGTGTTGCGTCAGGCTGGCCTGCCGGTTGTGGAGGTTGCTGGCTGGCGTGAGCGTGGCGGCTCTCTGTTCGCACCAAGCATGGTGTTTATGCATCATGACGCGTCACCAACAACGGCGTCGGAAGCGGAGATGGTGAACGTGGTAACGCACGGCCGTGCCGGGTTGCCCGGTCCGATCGGTAACGTGTACATCGGTCGGAGCTGCACGGTGTACGTGATCGCGTCGGGTAAGTCGAATCACGCAGGCACTGGCAAGGTGACGTTGGCGAATCAACGGTCGATTGGTATTGAGGTTGGCAACAACGGTGTTGGTGAGCCTTGGTCCGTCGAGCTGACTGACATTTACAGGCGGGTTGTGTTGGCACTCTGCGGCAAGCTTGGTGTTGGTGTTGACCGTGTGTATACACACGCAGCACATACCAGCCGAAAGATTGACCCTGCTGGTCCGACAACGGTGCGGGGGCTTGGTCCTGGCACCTGGAACCTGGACAACGTACGCGCCTGGCTTGCTCAGAGCGCACCGGTTACCCCACCTACCCCTGCACCGATCCCTTTGGAGGATGACGACATGGCACCCGAGTTTCTAAAAGACAACGTCAGCTTGGACGTGTGGATGGTCGGCTACGGCAACAACACGTGGATGCGTAACGAACAAGTGTTGGCAAACTTCCAAAACTTTCATGCCGCCCGCCTGAAACGTCCGCTCAGTGATTTTGCGGTGCGCACGATTGGTGTTGCAGAGATGGACTGTATCCGTAACGCAGGCGTCAAACCGTAGACATGGAACCGTTCGGATTCTTTGACGTGTGGGAAAACACGTTTGCAGACGAATGGGTAATCAAGACCGCTGGCGTGCTACTCGCGTTGGGCGTCATGTGGCGTTACGTGTTTCGTCCAACGATCAAGTTTCGCCGGCGTGTATTGCAAGGCGTGAAACGTGTTCTAGAAGTTATCGAACTTGTTGAACATGAGTTGAAGCCGAACAGCGGGGCGACGTTACGTGACGCCGTTGACCGTATCGAGGCGCGTCTTGCAATCGTCGAACAGGCCCGCGACCCGCATAACCGTACCCGTTCAACCGACCAGGAGACACCCGATGAAGATTCTTGACCGAGAGTTAGGCGCACGACTACGTGCGATCGTTTCAATATCAACCGCGGCCACGACCGCGTTGACCTTGCTGGCTGAACAGTTGGACGCGTTGCCGGATGGTGCTGATACCGCATCGGTGGGTCTGCTGATCGTGTCTGCGTTGATTACGTTTGTTGGCCGGTTTACGTCACTCGGCGACAAGACAGAGGAAAACTAATGGCACAGGTTTTTTACAACCGTTTCAAGCAACGTGTGTTGACTGCACAGATCGACTTGGATTCGGCAAACATTCGTTGCCTGATTCTGGAAGCTACCGCGGCGGGCGCTTTTGACCCTGATCTTCATACTGTCGCAAACTTGTTGGCTGTTGGTTCTGTTGTTGAGGCTACAGGTACGGGCGCTGTTCGTAAGACAGCAACGCTGGATGTTACTCACGATGATGTGAATAATCGTGCGGACATTTCGTTGACTGCTGACATTGTTTGGACCGGCGCGAACTGGGGTGATGCGGTGGCTGTTGTCTTCTACGACGAAGGTGGCGGCACGGATGGGACACGTCAACTGATTGCCTACTACGACACGGGTCTGCCTATTACTACTAACGGTGGCAGTCTTACGATTGTTGCTGCGAAGATTGCGGAGCTTGTCTAATGGCTGACAATTCCACGCTTCCTGCTACGGGCGATATTGTTGCAGCCGACGAGATTGCAGGCGTCAAATATCAGCGCGTGAAGCCGACGTTTGGTGACGATGGTTTTGCTGTTGACGTGTCGGATACTAACCCGATGCCGATTGTGTTGACGCAGGGCGAGGTTGTTGAGGCGTTGGAGGCGATGCGGATGGCGGTGCAGTCGCTCACCCGTTCGATCGGTCAGTCGATGCCCGACGTCGCCGGTCGCCTGCGTGTCGTGGTCGATGCGATCACGGCGTCGCTGACCCTCGCCACGATCACCACGGTCGGCACCGTGACCACGGTCAGCACCGTGACGAACCAGACACAGATTGGCGGTAACGCCGCTTTTGAGCAGATTCCCGCCCTGATGCGCCTCGGCGCTGATTCCCTTCGACGAAATGTGAGCGTGACCTGATGCCAACTACGAACGGCAACCGTAAGATCCTTGACCTGAAGCGGTGGGAGTTTTGCACCCCTGCCCCTGCGGCGACCGTGGCGGGTGCGTTCATCGCCTCGTCGCGTCATTACCGTCAGCAGCAGCTGTACGTCGTGTCGGCAACGGTGCAGTATCTTTACAACCCCCAAGAGGACGCCTGGGTACAGATCCCGTCAGGCGCTCTTGCTGGCACTTTCGCCGTCGGCGCGTGCGGCACGGCCACGTCCGTTGGCCCGTCCGGCACGGCGACTGCTGGTACGACATCGACGATTACGACAAACCTTACTTTGGCTCGCGACCTTCGTGGCTACAGCATCCACATTACGGGCGGCCCAAACGCTGGCGTCACCCTCGCTATCAGCAGCAACACGGTCGGCACTAACTCGGTCATTACCGTTCCGGCGCAAGCGTCGGCGTTTACCGCGTCAACCACGTTCCGACTTTTAACGCCTCGCTGGTATGTGCTTAATGCGATTACGGCGGCGGGTACCACTACGGCCAACGTGTTCCGGTTCTACGATTTTGCGTTGAACACCTGGGCGAGCGCCGAGACTGGCGCAACTGACGGCATCGCCCCAGCAGCGGTGATTGGCACCGACTCGAAACTGATCGCTACTCCGTCATGGATGGGCGACAATTACGCCGCCTTCGCTACCGGTACTGCTACGGCGGGTGGTGCGACGACACTGACTAACAGTGCCAAGACGTGGACAACGAACCAGTGGGCGAACAGTCAGGTCCGCATCGTGTCGGGTACGGGCGCAGGGCAGATTCGCACTATTGCCAGCAATACGGGCACCGTCCTGACGGTTTCGGCGGCGTGGACAACTAACCCTGATGCGACAAGCGCCTATTCGATTGAGGGTAATGACGACTTCATCTACTATATGGGGTCGGCAGCCGTGACGCTGTTTCGCTACAGCATCTCGGCGGGTACTTGGACGACGCTTACGCCAACGGCTGCTCGAGCTGCTGCCCCGGCAGTTGGCATGTCAGGCCATTGGGTTTGGGAAGCGACCGACTCGGCGTGGACGAACGAGTCAGCTATCCTGAATGGCCGCTACATTTACTCGTTCCGTGGCGGCGCTGGTGCCGTACTGGACCGTTACGACATTGCGCTGAACACCTGGGCGAGCGGCCTGACGTATGCCCCTGCGACCGAAGTGTTCGGCGCTGGCACTAAGTATGCGTATCGCAACAACGCCATCTACATGCAGAAGGATGCGACGGGCAGATGGTTCAGATACAACGTCGTCACCGGCGAACAGGACGGATGGTCAACGATGACCTACACGCAGGGTGCAGCCATCGCTGGCGACACGAGCTTTGACGTCCACTACGCCGATGGTGCTACGAAGATCGACTACGTGTACATGGTTTTGAACACGTCAAACGTGATGCTGCGGGCGATGGTGATCTGATGACAATCGACGACCTTATTCATCAGGCCCGCATATGGCATGCAAGGCAGACAATGTTACGCAACGAGGCGTTGCGTCTTGGCGATACGGCGGCCATTGCGGCTGCCGACGCCGAAATTACAGTCACCGAGGCAACGCTTGCACAGTTAGAAAGCATTTAATAAAGGAGGCAGCAAATGGGCCTTCTGCTTCTTTATAGGGGAGCTGCTAGCGGTGTAGGTCAATCAGTAACGCTGACGCCGCAAACGTTGACGTTAACGCCGCAAGCTTTGTCGTTTGCGATTGGGCCTAGGTCCGTTACGTTGACCGCGCAGACGCTGACGTTGACGCCAAACTCGTTGACGTTTGCGATCGGGCCTAGGTCCGTTACGTTGACGCCGCAGATGTTGACGTTGACGCCGCAAGCTTTGACGTTTGCGATTGGGCCTAGGTCCGTTACGTTGACGCCGCAGACGTTGACGTTGACACAGCAAGCATTGTCTTTTACAGGCGGCACATATTATGTGATCGTTGGCAAAGCCGAAACTTTGACAACGATAAGCCGCGAATCTTTGTCCGTTACCGGTTCAGAGAATGTGCGCGGTGCAACAAGTGTCGAATCGTTGAACATCAACCTTGTTGACGTGCTTGTCAACAATAAAGAAAGTGTGCTGATGTGATCTTTTACAAGTCAGGCGCTGAACTGCCAGCATATACGCCAACGTTAAGAGTCAACGATTCGGCCGTTGACTTGTCGTCGGGTTACACGTTCAACGTGACCATCGACTTTCCGACACCGCTTGTCAAGACGACCGGCATCACGGGTGCTGCGTCTGAGCCAAATCTGAATGTTGCCTGGTCTGCTGGGGAG